TACTGAATGCCAACGGTTGCCTCAACTGATTCACACTTTCCCACAAACACTTTTTCCTCCAATGACTGAATCCCGCACCGTAACTTTCACCAACGTTATTGATCAAACGGAGCAAACTCTGACCTTCCCCGATTACAACAGCGCCTACCGATTTGTGCTGAGTTTGCACGTTGCTGGTGTGCAGGCAGTGGTGAATCTTATGCCTGAAGATTGCGCCGCCTGATCACCCTTACTCCCACAAACCACACTACACACTCTCCAATGAACTTCGCCACCGCAACTAAACTTGATCTGGCAATTGCAGAGGCACGGGGTCTTGTAAAGGTTACACGGTTGCCTGTTCGCAAGGCACGGAAATCTGAACTCATCATGACTCGCGTTGGCGGATGTGGTTCCCGTTGGAGCAACTCCACTGGTGGCAATGGCAGACTGAAAGCAGGGCAACTCCGCCCCGATGAGATTGCTCTGAAATCGGCGCTACGTTGATCACGAAGATGTCACGAATGCGGGGGCAATCATTCGTTCTCAGCATTCGTGATCGGCAGTGAAATTGGGGCGAATTCTTTATACTTAGGGCGGCCGTGCGGTTGCCCCGTTTAAAAAAAGCAAACTACCCTAACCTACAACGGACCTAAAGAGCACAAGAACTATAACACCCCTGCCTCTTGAAAAAATCCGGAGGGAATGGTAGAATATGCCCAAGTTTCAGACAAAAAATTCCGGAGGAAAAAATGGGAGTAAAATGGATTCATAAGGGTGGGTATTCGCGTCCAGACAAAAGAACCGTAAGAAAGGGCGGAAAGAAACGCTGATTGATTATGAGACCCTTAATGAATATTCCAAGATCCGCGATGAGATCAAAAAACGAACCATACTGGAACTTTTGGAAAGTTGTTTTGGCAGGATGGTTAATACGCTATCCTAAGACATTCTTTAAGATCTTCGGAGTGCCTATCGGAATAATGATCGTCTGGATATATAATATGATCGCAAGGTAGGATAAACATTCAAAAAATGCTTGAGAAAATATATCACATATACGCGAAAAAAAATTGTCTGTTTCATTCATTGAAAGAAGAAGAATTCTACACAACTTGGAATACTTTAAAGACAATGGTAGGTATTATGAAAACAGACTATACAATAGACGATCTGAGTTACGAAGAACTCTTAGTGAATAAAGAAATCAGTCGGGAAACTTCAAACTGAACCCCCTTTACAGATACTAAATAACACGATAGAATTGAACTGAAGGTTTTTATTTCTTATGGCAAAAGGATTCACTGTTAAAGCAAAGTCTCCAACAAAATCAGATGTTGAATGGGACTATGATGCAATCAAAGAAAGAATGAGAGGAAAGACGATTGTCTTCTGTCTTCCAGGAAGAGGATGTTCGTTTATTTTCCTCAAGGCATTTGTGCAACTCTGTTTTGATCTTGTGCAGAATGGTATGGGAATTCAGATTTCTCAAGACTATTCTTCAATGGTCAACTTTGCACGTTGTAAGTGTCTAGGAGCAAATGTTCTCAGAGGTCCTAAGCAAGTTCCTTGGGACGGAAAACTACCTTATGATTATCAACTCTGGATTGATAGTGATATTGTTTTCAACACTGAGAAGTTCTGGCAACTTTGTGATGTTTCATTCCCTGCGGATGCAATTGATGAAGAAGGAAACGTTGATGAAACGAAGAAGAAAGCAATTACAGCAGGTTGGTATGCAACCGAAGATGGTGTCACAACCTCTGTTGCACATTGGTTAGAGGAAGATGACTTCCGTAAGAACGGTGGTGTTATGAATCACGAAACCACGGAAAGCATCAGCAAGCGTCGGAAACCATTTACAGTTGATTACACTGGATTTGGTTGGGTATTAATTCAAAATGGTGTCTTTGAAAATCTTGAATATCCTTGGTTTGCTCCGAAGATGCAAGTTTTTGAATCTGGTGCAGTCCAGGATATGTGTGGAGAAGATGTTTCATTCTGTCTTGATGCAAAAGAGGCAGGTTTTGAGATCTGGTGTGATCCTCGCATTCGCGTTGGACACGAAAAGACTCGTATTATCTGAGACTAATGTTCAATATTCTTTATAAAGGCAGAAAGATTTACTCAAACCTTGATTATGAAGAATGTACTGAGGTTCTTTCAGAACTCTCAATGACTTATTATCAAACTGGTGAATATGATCCACATTACATTGAATTGGAGGAAATTGTAAATGGCTAAGCGACCTTCTTCTGGCGGCGCGGTTAAAATCGAGTCTAAACCCAAAAAGACTCGGCAGGGCGCAGGGAAACATACGAAATATGCTGCGTCGTCTCGCAATGGGGCCCGAAAACGGTATCGGGGACAAGGTTAATATCTTAAGATCACGGGAAATTCTTATTTCTCGTGATTTTTTTTATAAATTCTTATGTACGTCTCTAAGATTTTATGCAATCTTTAGAACCTTATGAGTACATTGAGAACTGGATAGCCCAAGTCTCTCGTACAAGAGGGGAATTGAAGGGGTTTTCTGTATGTCCTTATGCAAAACAAGCAAAATACAAGATTTTAGAGTCTGACATAGAGAACTTAACGGTCGAAGATGGGTATGATGTGATTATTTTTATAGTTGACATCAATCTATCATTGGAAAATATTCAAAAATGGTGTAAAATATATAATCAAAAGTACTCTGAATGGAAATTTTTTGAAGATTGTGCTTCTTATGACACCTTCATTAACGGAATTCAGACAAATAATGGAAAATATAACCTCGTTTTGGCACAACCGAGGGAAAAATTAAGAAAATATCGTGAAATGTTGGCAAAAACTAACTATTATAAGATGTGGGACGATGAATATTTACAAGAAATTTTAGAAGAAGACTATAATTTGCTCGACAAGGGATAGAAACCCCTTAAAAAGTTCTGATTTTAGTCAAATCAGGAGATCAACTATGGGAAAACCATCAGATCGCAGTAAAGAGTTAATGTATCAAATGTGGGGAACAACAAAATTAGTCACAGATTACGAAGTTATTCAAGAAAAGAAGATGCTTCGTGAGATTGGGCACGACGAAATCGTTCCTAAAAAGCATAATTTTCAAATTCAGAATGAAATTCACGAAAAAATTCGCAATGAAGAAGATTATGACGACTGGGAATATGGAACTGAACCAATTCCTCTCAGAGAATGGAAATAATGTGAATAAATAAGGTAGATTATACTTTACGTTAGATGCCTTTAGAGAGAATTAGTAAGGGTTTTAAAGATCTTAGTATGTCTCTACAGGTAAGCCCTTTGAATTATGATATTCTGGCAACAAAAAACGAGACTGCGATTGCTCGTGCAGTTCGCAATCTCGTTTTAACAGTTCCAGGTGAAAGATTTTTTAATCCTAGGGTTGGATCTGAGATTTCTCGTTCTCTTTTTGAGAATATGGATCTAGTTTCAGCTTCTATAATTAAATCACAAATTGAAGAAACTATTAAAAATTACGAACCACGAGTTGAGTTAACTGATGTGGAAGTGCTTCCTTATTATGACAATAATGAATTTAATGTTACTATTCGCTATAATATCGTGGGTATCGATGTCCAATCTCAGCAATTATCATTCGCATTACAGCCAACTCGATAAATGGCAATCATAAATTTTACAGATTTAGATTTTGATCAAATAAGAGTATCCATTAAGGATTATCTTAGATCAAATTCAAATTTTACAGACTATGACTTTGAAGGATCGAATATGTCGGTCCTGATAGATATTCTTGCATATAATACTTACTTATCCTCATACAATGCCAATATGGTAAGTAATGAGGTATTCATTGATAGTGCAACTCTTAGAGAGAATATAGTAGCACTTGCAAGAAATATTGGTTATCTTCCTCGCTCAAGGAATGCAGCAAAGGCAAATATATCTTTTTTTGTAGATCTATCAAGTTATTCAGTAATACCTAGAACTGTAACTCTGAATAAAGGTATTATTTGTACAACGTCTTCTAATTTTGGGGGAGATAGTTATACATTTGTCGTGTTAGAAGATATAACTGTTCCCGTTGTAAATGAAGTTGCTTCTTTTAGAAATATTGATATCTATGAAGGGACTCTTTTAACAACGAATTTTCAAGTAAATCCTAATATTCCAAACCCCCCACAAAGGTTTATTCTTGAAAATCCAAACATTGACACTAATTTAATAAATGTTACAGTATCTGAAAATAGTGATAATTCCAGAAGAAGTAAATATACCGCAACTAATGATATTTTTGACATAGATGGGAAATCAAAAATATTTTTTATTCAAGAAATCCAGGATCAAAAATATGAGTTAATATTTGGAGATGGTATTTTTGGTAAAAAGTTAGAAAAAAATAATTATATAACTGTTGATTATGTGGTAACTAATGGAGAAGATGCAAATAATCTATCTTCATTTACTTTTGCGGGAAATTTAAAATCAAATGTAGGTCTTGTAAGAAGTGGTGTATCAGTAATTACAACTAATCAGCAATCTGATGGTGGAAGAGAAATCGAATCTGTTCAATCTATTCGTAATTATTCGCCAAAAAATTATGCTGCTCAAAATAGAGCAGTGACTGCTGGAGATTTCAAAGCAATTATACCAAGAGTTTATCCAGAATTAGAATCTGTTTCAGTATTTGGTGGAGAAGATTTATCTCCACCTCAATACGGAAAGGTTTTTATAGCGGTTAAACCTCAGAATGGGTCATTTTTACCTTCGAGCACTGCTCAAAATTTAAAAAATAAATTAAAAAAATATTCTGTTGCTGGAATTATAACAGAGATTATTGATTTAAAATACTTGTACATAGAATTAGATACCAGTGTTTACTATAATCCAAATATGGTTAATAATTCTGAATTCGTTTCTAATAAAGTTATTTCAAATTTAGTTAAATACTCTAAGTCTGAAGAAATTAATAAGTATGGATCCAGATTTAAATATAGTAAAATTCTTAAGTTAATTGATGATAGTGATGAAGCAATCACCTCTAATATTACAAAAGTCTCTTTAAGAAGAGATTTTAGAGCTTCTATCAATCAATTTGCAGAATATGAAATCTGCTTTGGTAATGAGTTTCATATTAATAATACTGATGGGTACAATATTAAAACTTCAGGATTTAAAGTAAATGGAATTAATGAAACAGTTTATTTTTCAGATAAGCCAAATTCAGATATGAAAAAAGGAACTATATTTTTATTTAAAATTGTTCCCGATTCTATTGATCCGGTTGAAGTTAGGCAGAATGTAGGATCAATAGATTATGTAAAGGGTGAGATACTTTTAAATCCGATTAAGATTATTTCAACTAGTATAGATAAAGGTGAATCAATAGTTGAAGTATCTGCAACACCAAAATCTAATGATGTTATTGGACTTCATGATTTATATTTACAGTTTGATACTAATAATATTACAGTCTCCCCCATTCCAGATAATATCTCTTCTGGAAATGATATTTCTGGATCTAATTATATTACAACCTCAAGTTATACGAATGGAAAATTAATCAGAGAATAAGATGAAGAAAGCAAGGATTAACATTAGTAGAGTACTAAAAAATCAACTTCCCAATTTTGTTAAGGAAGAGTATCCTTTAGTTGAAGAATTATTTTCTGAATACTATAAAGGTCAAGAGTATCAGGGTGGAGTTTTAGATATACTTCAAAATATTGACCAGTACATTAAATTAGACAATAATACTAATCTAATTCAAAAAACTAGTCTAAATGCTAATATTGACTTTGCAAGTACTACAATACCTGTTACAACTACAGCAGGATTTCCTGACAGGTATGGTCTAATTCAAATAGATGATGAAATTATTCTCTATAAGTCAAAAACAAGAAATTCATTTGTTGAATGTGTAAGAGGATTTAGTGGAATTACTTCCTATGACAATTCCTTAATCTTTGAACAGTCTTCTGCCGTTGACCATTTAAAAATATCTTCTGACGGACAAGTTACAAGTGTTATAAATTTAAACAATCTATTTTTAAATGAATTCTTAATTAAGATTAAGAAACAATTTGCTCCCGGATTTGAAAATAGAAAGTTTTTTGAAGATACCTCAGTCAAAATCAATGAAAATATTTTTATTAAACAACTGAGGGATTTTTATTCATCGAAAGGGACTGATGATTCATTTAAAATATTATTTAAAGCACTCTTTAACGATGAAGTAGAGATCATTAAACCAAGAGATTTTTTAATTAGAGCTTCTGATGCACAATATAGAGTTAATAAAGAATTAATTATTGAGTCAATAGAAGGAAATCCTTTAGAATTAGTAGACACTACAATTTATCAAAATCCATTATCTATAAATGGTAAGGATTTTATTAGTTATGCTTATGGCACGGTAAATAGAGTTCAAACTATCTTAAGAAAAGATAAGACTTACTATGCGGTAAGTTTAGATTTTGATTATAATAAAGATATTAATTTAAAGGGTTCTGTTTATGGTGAGTTTGTAATTGGTCCAAAAACTATTATTACTGATAAAATTTTTCAACAATCTACCGTTATTACAGTAGACTCTACTTATGGGTTCCCAGAAACTAATGGAGTATTGCGAGTTGAATTTGATAATGGTATAACTTCAGTTATATCATACCAGAGAAAAAATCTTAATCAATTTTTGGGTTGTTCTGGAATAGATGTTGAAATTCCTCAGGGAACTGAAATATATTTAAATTACTATTGTGAAGGTGGAAATACTTTAAATAATGATGAAAATCCAATAAAATTTAGAATTACTGGAGTATTGTCTGAAGCAACATCTTCAGCAGATTCTCATTACATTGCAGAAGGTAATAGAATTAATCTAAGAACATTAGGCAAAGATATTCAAGAAAAATCTTTTAATAATTGGAAATTTAATATTGCCCCAAAATATAATGTTAAATCAATTATAAAAAATAATGAAATAAACAGTACATATTTAATAGAAGTTTATGATCAACATATATTTTATGATGGGGATATAGTAAAACTTATTTCACCCAGACCTCAATTGGTTGCTGGAACTGATAATCTTGGTTTTTCTGAATTTTTTGGAAGCGTTCAATCTGTAGAAGGAAGATATTCTTTTACTTGCGCTATTAATTTTGATTTAGATACTTCTTTGTCTTATCAAATTGAAAGACAGATTAACAAGTTTAATTTTAGTTATAACTCCATTAACTCACCTACAAATAATGTTTATTTAACCGATGTTCAAAATGTGTATAGAGATTCTGAAGGATCTTTATACGTTGCTTCACAATCATTGCCAACATATACAGATAATATTTTACCAATAACCGATGATACTATTGTATTATCTTCAAATTTTTATATAAGTGAAGATGTTAATGTAAATGATCCAGAAAAGACAGATAAAATCTTAAATATTGGAAATCATACATTTAAGACTGGAGATGCAATATATTATCAATCTGGACAGGGTAATAATAAACTAAACATACCCGAGGGAATTTATTATGTTAAATTGGTAGAGGAAAACCCCACTAAAATTAAATTATCAAGTAGTAGAACTAATATTGATAATAATATCTTTTTAGATATTAGGTTAGAACAACCTAATTTAAGTGGAACAGATAACAAATTATACAGATCTACAAATGAAATAATATATTTTGAAAATAGTATCAAAAATAATTCACCATCTTTAA